AGACTTGAGGAAGTGATTCGGCGGTATAATGCGAACTCAAATATTCTGCAAGACGCTGAACGGCTTAAAAAACAAATGGAGACAAGTGTTAATGAAAACCAAGATAACGCTAATAATCCTTGAAATGCCCGACATAGCGGGCGGGGTCATACCCACCGTTAATACTATTGTATCGCGGGATGGTTTGTTTCCTAGCAGGTATATTTCTGCTGGTAGCGTAGAAGATTGTTTGCTTTCTTTATGTTCTGAGGTTTGTAATGTTCATTGTGATTTTTTAGCTCCGCGTTTAAAAGCACTTGTAAAAGCGAGTCCCTCCGTTGTAGAAGCTATTTATTGTGCATCTGTTCAAAGGGACATCATATGTGGTAGAAATGGCTACAAACTCAAACCATTAGAAAGTATACTTTTAGAGGAAAAATATGGACAGTGCATCAGAGAAATCCCAAGACTTGCAAGCGGACGGTAGCGAAGAAGTTTTAGCAAATTTGCTAATTTGGATTGACAAACTCGGAAGCGTACAGTATAATATGGACTGGAAAGAAGGCGAAGAAGGGATACTTGCACTATCTCAAATATTTTACGAAGTCTGTGTTAATGGGTACGGGGATGTTATTTTGTCAAAAATGAAAGAACAATGCGTATTAAATAATACAGAGCTTGAGTTTGAGTCTTTTCTGAAATTGGTTAATCAATCAGGTAACGAGGCTCCCTATGAAGAAACTAAAAGCAAGCCTGTAGTGTCTCCTGATAAATCCGCTTACACTATATGAGGTCAGATCATGGTAAAGCCAAAAAGTATAATTTGGAAAAGCTGGAACGCAATGTCAGAACAGCATATAGTTTCTATGGCTGCTGACTTTAATATGATGGAGGAATTAGTTGGTGCAATGGAAGACGAGGGGCAGGAAATAACTCCACTTCCGTTCAGGACCGTTGTGGGAGCAATTCAAACTCCTATAGGTGTATACTCCGTTGATTCGATGTTTAAACCGTCAGACAGGTGGGATTGCTGGATTGGTCAGGCAAATTTTGAAATAACAGAAGAAGTTAAAAAAGACCTAATGGAAATTCCGGGTGTCGCCTGCTTAAAGATAATGGATCGCTATTCGTTTTTCATTGGCGTATCGGCTTTGCAGTTTAAATTTAATGAGGTGCGGTGCGATATAGAAAACAAACTTTGTGTTTACACAGAGCAAGAAGTAATGACAGATGAGGTCAGAGCAACCGTTGACCTAGTAAAAAAACAACTTGAGAACCAAAAATACTGGTCGATACTGGTCAGCATTAATGGAAATTTGGATTACGTTGTATCGGACGAGCTAGATCAGCAATATATGGAAAGGCTGAACAAACTCGTAGAACTAAAGCAGTCGCGTGGCGGCATAATTTTGAGAGGAAAACATGGATAATATTGATATTAGTGAAGCATTTACTACCAAGTGGAACGACTCTAATGTTTCAAACATTATGAATAAAGTTGCCAATAGGTACAGAAGAAATATTGACCTAGACGAAATTGAATCTATAAAAATGAACACGTTGTGGAAATGTATCGAAAAGCATGACGAGAGTAAATCTAAATTTACATCTTTTCTTTATAGTCAGCTTTCTTTCGCACTTAAAAATAAGGTCAAAAAGAAAAAGGTAGAGTACAACTGCTCAACCATTGAAAAGAATGACTACAAGGCCGAAATTTACATGGAGTACACAGACATCACCTCTGGACTGCCAGAAGATGTAAGACACATAATCGACCAAAGATTTTATCAAAACTTAACAATGAAAGAGATTGGTAAAATTAACGGATATAGCAGGGAAACTGCAAGACGTAGATTAAAAAATGCAATAAACATTTGTAAAAGTTCTTGCGAAGTCTGACAAATTGTGTATAGTAAGCTAGGAACCGGACAGCTATTATTGGATAATTTGGAAAATTAACTTTTTTACTCTTAGGAGATTCCTATGGCTGTTCCCGGTGCTTCGGCAAACTATCTTAAAAATACCACTGGCGGTGCGTTCTCAGCACAACAACAAGGTGGTACTCTACTTGGAAACGGAATTGTTGGTTCCGTTATTACGAAAGCGTTTTTGCTCAAAGACGCTGTTGATGATACTTTAAAATCTTACGGCGTTGTCGAAAGAGCATATCCTGCCGCCCCAACGGGAGGTATTTACGGTACTCAGAAAATTCTTTCTGGTGGAACATTTGCTTATCAGGAAGCTGGTCAGTACGTTATTCGTACAATCAGTACAACGATTTCTGGTGTGGCAACAGATGCGGTTCTTATTCCTAGTAATCCATCTGATCGTTCAACCATCGCAAGATTCAAGCACGACTTCGGTGTTAGACTTCTTGCTAAATGGAGAGCTAACGAGTTCTCGTTCATGGGTGTTCTTGATGACGGTACTAAGATTCCTTCCCGACTAAACTGGCTTAACGCTGCTGGTGATGAAGCAGAAGTTCCTGCGACTTTAACAGATAGCGACATGCTTGATCCTACGACTGGATCTACTTCGGCTAACAGCGATGCTGCTGCTAACCCGACTAGAGCAGTTCCCGGTTCACTTGTTATGAAGGTTGACTTTGTTGATCTTAACTTCGCCACAAGCGGAGACTTCTACGATTACAAACCTATTACGGGTATGTAATTCGTGTTAGTTGTTTAGGCGTAGGACTCGTTCGGTGTGGACGAGTCCTACTTTTAGTTTAATAACCGTTTCTGGTAGAGAATGCAATGAACGAAACATGGGCATTAATCCGCAACGTCACAGAGGTTGTTGGAATGTTTGCGATACCTGTTTTTTCATGGGTTGTATACACTCTTATTCAACAAGGAAAGCAATTAATCGTGTTAGAGCAAAGAGTAAACGAGTCCATAATGACCAGAATTGACAGCGTTGAAGGCAAGGTAGAAAATCTTGATTGCAAAATTGATGAAGTTAATAAAAACATCAATGATGTAAAGATTTCAATCAACGAAAACAAAAATTTAGGTCAGCAGGTAAACGATAAATTTTCAGACCTGATTGATAGGATTGACAGGCTGTAAAAAAATAGAGTTTTTACTATTTTGGGCTTGACTTTTACTTCCCAATAGTGTATAATGATAAGCAGGCACATCATTGAAACACAGGGACAAAAATGAAAGTAACCAAAAGAGATAAAACACTAGAAGATTTCTCCGTAGAGAAAATTCACAAAGTCGTACAGTGGGCGACGAAAGGGATAAATGGAGTATCCTTTTCTGATATTGAAATGAATGCAAATTTGTCACTGTACGACAAAATAGAAACAGAAGATATTCACAACGTATTGATTAAGTCAGCTAACGATCTTATTTCTAAAGAGAATCCAAACTACCAGTATGTTGCAGCTAGGCTGTTAAATATGCAATTAAGAAAACAGGTTTGGCAGGTTAAAGACGTTCCAGATTTTCTTAACTATATCAGAAAAAACGTAGACGAAGGTGTTTACGATCCGTCAATGGAGAAAAAGTGGACAGAGGAACAGATTGACTCTCTTGGTAAGTACATCAACCACTCACGCGATGACAACTTCACATACGCTGGCTTGCAGCAAATGATTGACAAATATTTAGTAAAGAATAGAAGCACAGGCCAGATTTATGAAACACCACAATTTGCTTACATGTGTATTGCCATGTGCTTGTTTAATTCTGTTGGAGAGGTAAAAAGGGCTTATGACTGTTATTCGACTTTTAAAATCAATCTCCCTACTCCTATTATGGCGGGGGTTCGCACTAACATACGTCAGTTTTCTAGTTGTGTTCTGGTTGATGTTGATGATAATCTGGACGCTATTTTTAGCAGTATCCATGCTGTTGGCAAATATACAGCAAGACGGGCGGGAATTGGCCTTAATATCGGACGTATGCGACCAATCAATAGCCCGATCAGAGGCGGCGAGGTCATCCACACAGGGCTGATTCCATACTTAAAGAACTTTGAATCGGCTGTTAAGTCAACGTCCCAGAACGGACTACGTGGCGGATCTGCTACTGTCCATGTTCCTTTTTGGCATTACGAGATCGAGGACATCCTTGTACTAAAGAATAACGCCGGAACTGACGATAACAGAGTCAGAAAGCTAGATTACAGCGTTCAGTTTTGCAAATTGTTCTACGACCGACTTATCGCCAATGAGGACATTACGCTGTTTAGTCCTCATGAGGCAAAAGGTTTGTACGAAGCGTTTGGTGATAACGAAAAATTTGAAGAACTTTATATAAAGTACGAAGCAAAAAGATCTCTAAAGTTTAAAAAGAAAATACCAGCACGACAACTAGCACAAATCTACGCCCGCGAGAGATTAGAGACTGGTCGTATTTACAGCATGAATATTGACTCAGCCAATGCACACGGATCGTGGGATATTCCTTGCCGTATGTCAAACCTTTGTCAAGAAATTATTCATCCTACGGTTCCAATAAAATCTATTGATGACAAAGAGGGAGAGATTGGGATCTGTATTCTGTCAGCACTGAATCTTCTGGAACTTTCTAGCGAGAAAGATATCGAAGAAGCGTGTCGAATGGCGGTAAGAACATTAGAGGCCGTCATTGACTATCAGGACTATCCCTTTGTTGCCGGTGAGAACTTTACCAAGAACCGCAGATCATTAGGAATAGGAGTCACTAACCTTGCCGGATTCCTAGCAAAGAATAAACTAAGATACGGTCACGAATCGCTTGAACTGGTACATGAGACTATGGAGCAGATTCAGTGGAACCTACTTAATGCTAGTTGTGAGTTGGCAGAAGAGTTAGGCCCCTGTAAACACTTCGGTGATACCAAGTATTCAAAAGGACTACTACCTATCGACTGGTACAAGAAAGAAGTTGACGAATTAATCAAACCGAATTACAACATGGACTGGGAAGGTTTACGTGAAAGGATTAAAGAACACGGTCTGCGTCACTCTACTCTCTCTGCTATTATGCCTTGCGAGTCTAGCTCCGTTATTCAAAACAGTACAAATGGAATTGAACCGGTCAGATCCTTGCTGATATCAAAAAAGGCAAAGAACGGTGTTTTGAAACAGCTAGTGCCTAACTACCACTTGCGTAGAAAGTATTACACTATGGCGTGGGAAATGGATCAGAACCGCGACTTAATGGACGTAGCTGCGGTAATTCAAAAATTCGTAGACATGAGTATGAGTACAAATCTTTACTACAATTACTCTCATTACGAAGATGGAAATATTCCACTAAGTGTGTTAATTAAGGATCAAATTTACGGATATAAATACGGGCTAAAGAATTTTTATTACTGCAACACACCTGACGGCGATGGTGATACCGAAAAGGATATGGGTTGCGAATCGGGAGCATGTGCAATATGAGTGAGTTATCAGATAAGGAAAAGAAAATATCTAAAGCTGCCGTGTGGGTTTGGAGAAACCTGCTTGCGTCTGGAGTTTTCTTAGCTCTTTTTTGGGTTGGATATAACTGGGTCGGAAACAAGTTTGATGGGATGGAAGCAAAGATAGACAATGTAGAGCATGAGGTTATTAAGGTTGGTACTGTGGTTAAAGAAAGGATTAGAGTTGCTAGAGGTGACTATGGATGGGAAGAGCGTACAGTTGCATTACCAAACATGACGGACGAGGAATATGAGAAGTTATTAGACGAGGGCATACAAATCAGGGAACATATTAACGAGTTTGCCGATGAGTAACGGCGGAAAATATATGCCTTGGTGGATTCAAATACTTATGTTGATTGCGATTGGTGTAATGTATGCAATCCACTACTGGCCCATAACAATTTTAATTACTTCAATAATTTTAGCTTTAATCATTTTGATAGCCCTAAGTCCTTAGACATTTTTATAAGTGAGATAAATGAAAACCATTTTTAATACCAAGAACGTAGACCCTATGACCCAGCCTCTTTTTCTTGGCAAAGACTTAGGGGTTCAACGCTATGACCAAATCAAGTATCCTGTATTCAAGGATCTTGACAGCAAGCAAATGATGAACTTTTGGCGACCAGAAGAAATCGAGCTAAAAAAAGACCGTTCTGACTTTAAGGAATTGTCAGAAAATGAGAAGTTTATTTTCACCTCAAACCTAAAATACCAGACAATGCTAGACAGTGTTATCTGTAGAGGTGTTCCTACTCTGTTAGAATTTGTTACCAACTCCGAGCTAGAAGCCTGCTTGATGACTTGGCAATTCTTTGAAAAAATCCACTCTCAAAGTTACAGCTATGTAATTCAAAACGTATATGCAGACAGCTCAGAGGTGTTTGACGGAATCTATGAAGACAAAGAGATAATGAAACGGGCAAGGTCAGCTATTCAGGACTACAATAACCTGATGGGCATGGCTTGTTCAACATCGTCTAAAGCTGATTTAAAAAAGCAGATTTACATGTCTGTTGTCAGCATTAACATCCTTGAGGCTGTAAGGTTCTATGTTAGCTTTGTTTGCAGCTTTGCTTTCGCAGAGAATAAGAAAATGGTTGGCAATGCTGATATCATAAAACTTATCAAGCGTGACGAGGCTTTGCATCTGGCAAACACTCAAGCGATATTAAAAATTCTCCACAAGCAGGAAGATGAAGGGTTTTTAAAGGTTGCCGAAGAGTGCCAAGAGGCAGCCTGCCAAATGTTTGAAAACGCAGCTAAAGAAGAAAAAGAATGGGCCTCTTATCTGTTCCAAAATGGTTCCATTTTAGGACTCAACGAACAGGTTTTACACCAGTACATTGACTGGCTTTGTATGAGCAGGAGAAAGACCATAGGACTACCATACGACAACGTAGGAAAGAATCCTATTGCTGGATGGACTAGCCACTGGATGAGCAGCGAAAGCGTTCAGGTAGCTCCACAAGAGCATGAGATTACTAGCTACAAGATTGGTGCTAGTAAAAACGATTTGGATGACATGGACCTAGGGGATTTATTGTGAGTAAAGATGAAAGATTTGGTGGCATTGTAGACAGTTTTGTTGATAATATATTGAGCAAGTACGGTATCACAGACGACATGCTCAAAGGCGTATCAAAAGTAGTAAAAGCTGTTACTGATAGTACATCTGTTCAAGAGGTTGGTGACGAGGTTTTTGTGACAATTAACTTGGAAAAAATTCACTTTAAATTTAAGAAGGAAAAATAATGGGATGCTGTAACAATCTTCCTGAGTGTCAGGACCATGTGGTTAGAATGGAAATGCTTGATAAAAGCCATAATTCAATCAATAAAAACGCAGGAACTAAAACACTGATTGAGAATATCACTAAGTGGCATCGCGAGCGTAATTTGATTGAAGGTTCGACAGACAAGGATCAGTTTTGCAAACTAATACAGGAAGCCGGTGAACTGTCGGATAGTATTTGCAAAGGAAAGTCTGTTTCGGACGACATTGGCGATATGCTAGTGGTTCTTATCAATATCGCAGAGCGAAACGGACTCAGCATTTGCGAATGTTTGGCACAGGCTTGGCTGGACATTAAAGACAGGAAAGGCGTGATGGTTGATGGAGTTTTTGTTAAAGATGGTGATTGAAATGTGTACTATAAGTAAAGGAGAAACTTATTAATGGCATACACATCACCATTTAACGACAGAATAGCCTATTTTAACCAAGCGGTTTTTTATAAAACCGCGATTGGTGCTGGCGATCCTTTGACTACCACTATTGCTGACCACTTGTTTTTGAACGGCGTTCAGGATGTGAACGTATCTAGAGAGATTTCTCTAGAGGAAATTCCGTCCTACGGTCAGATTACTCAAAATACATTAAAGTATGGAAAAACTAAGTACCAGATTGAAATAACCAGAGTGCTTAGTTCTATGACAGACGCACCACCACGTAGCGGTGAGGGTGATTTTTTTTACAACACCTCTGGTCAATCGACATACGAAACTGCACATATCGCAAACATTACTAACGGGATAGGTGTTGGAAATGGAAAGCTGAGATATTACGATATAACCGTTGTTTATGGTAGGGACGAAGTTTCTAATATAGATGGGGTATTTCCTCCGGGGGAAGATCCACCGGCAACAACGGGCGAATGTAGAACTATAACCTACAGAAGTGCTGTGCTAAACTCTCTATCGTATGATATGGGTGTTGATGGGTCAGTAACAGAGTCAATATCCCTGACCGCAGAATACTACGAGCAAGACTTAGTTACAGATCCGCTACTTTTTGAAGATCTAGACCCAACAGCAACCCCTGTTGGAATACCGCTACCCAGATCTGGAAAAACGCTGTCTGCAAAAGATATTGTGTTAAATCCTGACGTAGTTCCTCATACGCCAGCAAATCCAAACCCATTAGCTTGGCTACCTTTGGAAGTTCAGGAGTTGTTTAACCTCGGCACAAATAAGGATGGAATACCTATACTTGGAATAACTTCTGTTAACATTGACATAAACTTTAATATCAGAGAATTACAGGAATTTGGACAGTGGAGTGGCAGCGATGTTTATAGCAGCGAAGCTGCACAAACTGCGGGAACACCTGATGAGGAAGGGGAAACAAAAATAAATCAGTATAAAATACTAGATTTTCCAGTCGAGGTGACATGCACATTTGAAGGTATCGTTAGAGACAATTACATCAACTCTAATACGCAAACCACCTCGGATGCCAATCCATCGGCTATTCAGCCACCGATAACAAAATTCGATCACTTGGTTACAGACACTCATTTTAGCTCCTACGGAACAACTAACACCGGATCGGATCTGTATGCCTACTTTGCTAAACAGTTTCAAGGCAACAATAAGGCTGATAGAGAAATTAGAATTTTAGCAAAAGATCCAGTTAATAACTCAAATTATTGGCAGTGGAACTTGGGTTCCAAGAACTTCTTGACTGATTTTTCCTTTTCGGATGGAGCAGTCGGGGGCGGCAATGTGACAGCAACCCTAACATACAAAAATAATAACGAAGTATTTCTAGTAAAGGACTCCACTATTCAGGAATTTTCACCCTCTGACACTTACTAAGGTGCTAAAATGGTTAAGCGAACCGGATCGAAAAAGAGAAACAACAAGCAAAAGCAACCCATTAGGCCAGCAAGAAAAAAACTTAAACCAAAAAGTGAAAATCAATATGACTACATAGACGAAATATCCGAAAACGATCTTACGTTTTGTAGTGGCCCAGCCGGTTCTGGTAAGACGGCGGTTGCGGTAGGTATGGCTTGTGAGTACATGCTAGGTGAGAAGATTGATAAAATAGTTGTATCTAGGCCAGTTATTGAGTCTGGAAGAGGCTTGGGGTTTTTGCCCGGTTCGATGAATGAGAAAGTTCATCCTTACATGGTTCCGATCATCGAAGAAATGAAGTTGTACCTAGGAAGGGAAACGTACAATTCTATGCGGGCCACAAATCAAATTGAAGTTTGTCCACTAGAATATATGCGTGGAAGAAACTTTCATAATTCCTTTATGATTCTAGATGAGGCACAAAACGCGACTTACGAACAGATTAAGATGTTTATGACCAGAATTGGAATCGCCTCAAAAGCCGTTATAAACGGAGACTTGGACCAAACAGATCTAAGAGGCGGTCACTCCGACGAGTCAAGCGGTTTGCAGTCTTGCATGGACAGGCTGGAAGACTTAGAAGGGGTTGGAATTTGCTACCTATCGTCAGAAGACATTGTTAGAAACAAAATCATATCAAGAGTCTTAAATAGGCTAAAATAACCAAAAGATGTGCTTCGGGGGTTACTTGTATCTATAATACAGTACCCCCCTTTTTTATTGAACAGGAACAAGGAAACGATATGCCAACATACGACTTTGAATGTGAGCCATGTGCTTATCATATAGAGATGGTTCAGCGACATGATGCACCTCAGACTCACACATGTCCCATATGCGAACAAGAAACATTAAAAAAAATATACATCAATGCTCCGAGTATTATTATTAGGGGAGAGCCTACGACCGTCGCACAGCAGGCAGAAAGAAACACCGCAAAAATGGGAAACTATGAGTTAGAAACTAAACGAGCTAACGACAAACTTAATACAGAATTGTCAAAGAAGCAAAGAGAAACAAGGGAACGTCATCGGGCAATAGTTTCCATGACACCGGAGCAACAAACCCACTGGGTTAAAACAGGGGAGCGTCCTTCGGTATGAGAGAAACAATGTTTTCAAAGTTGATCCGTAACAGGGTAGAAAAGGATATTGAACCAGTCAGGGCTAGACCTCATGCAGCAATTATAACATTAAAAATAGAGGTAAGAGAACTAGATTCCAATGGCATTATTGGAGAATCGGTTTTAGGCAATGCTAGACTTTCAAAATTTGGCATCAGAGATAAAGCCAGAATAATGATAAAAGGAGCAACGGAAGCCGAGTGTGTCGTAAAAGTAAAAAATCTACTGGAGAACCTTAATGAAAAAACATAGTAAAGAAGAATTGCAGAATATGGGACTGCCAGAACCCACAAGAATGAACATAGAATGGTTTGGGTTAGGAGGCAAAAGTGCGACAGAAGAAAGAACAGCTTTTGCAAAAAGGGTTTGCTGCGTATATGATTACGATAACGTTTCAAAGCAATTTTTTCTAAGAATATCTTCCGGCGAGCTGATTGACCCGTACTACACAAACGCTGGAATAGGCAAGGCTAGGCTTGCTACCTTTGCATTTAAAAAGGTTGACTCGAACACGTTTGATGCTTTTGTTAAGTATCTAAAAAGTAAAAAAAGAACAGATTACACTTTCGCTAGACGACTACTAATGGAGACAAAGTAATGAAAAAAGGCCCACTTTCAAAAAAAGAAAAGTCCTACATCTTGGAAAATTATCACGGTATGACCGCGACTATCATGGCGGACAAGCTAGATAGGTCTGTTCATATGGTTGATAAATTTATTGCAAAGGCTGAATCTACTCAAGATTTTTCATTGCCGCAACCGGAGGAGCCAGAGGAGCCAGTGGAACCGGTCCAAGAGAACAAAGCCGAAAACCCTCTGTACGCCAGAAATGTTGCTGACAACGGAGTGGTTCGTTCTACAATCGGCACACAGGCCGCTTCTATGGCAGCAGACGAATCAAGAAAAAACAGAAAAGAAAACCCAAGTGGGGTAAGTTCACGAATGAAAAGCCATATCCACGTAATCAAGAAAAGGTAGAAAATGTCGGAAGATAATGATGAGTCCTTGATCTTTTTAGACGATGAAGTATGCACCTCGTTTGACCCATTTATAAGGCATCAGTTGTCCCATGTACTTAGCATGGGATGGACAGCACTGATGACCGATGGGACTATTGTTTACTCCGACTACGAAAGGCCGGGCTATGAAAAATTCTGGACAAGGTTTGAAAAGTATTGTAGTAGAACCAATACGGCTCCAAAAAACATTAGACTACACATGTTTGGGTGTCCGAGTATAGAATTTTTTAACGATCCTGACGGACTCGACGGATTCTCTGTAACCAGAGGAGTCGCCAGAGAGCAGTCCATGAATGGAAACTTTAAGGATTATCAAAGTTTAACGGTTTCACTTCTTCATAAGGAATGTAAACATATTGAATTTAAAAAGTTTGTTTGGCCGTTAAATGAATTTGAAGAACTGGAAGGTTCTAGAGTATTAACAAAAACAAACATCTCACAATTGATTTTTAAAAATGACTCAGGAAAACGAGAAAAAGTTCAAGAGTATCTCGACGGGTGAACCATGTAATGCGGCACAGTACCTAGCGGAAATGGTCTGCATCAGAAGGGCTGAACGTGAAAACAAAGGAAGTCTTGCTTATAAGTTTTGGAACAAAGGCGACTCTTACAAAATACAAGTAAGGGTCGCACATAAGATTATTAAAAAATACGGGGAAAAACCAGTATTTTACTATCTGAATAGCCCAAGTGGTAAAAACATCTACTCGCTAGGGTTCCTGCACAAAAGTAAAAAGTTTGTATTAATACTCGACTTCGTAGAAGAGGGTATAAAGAAAGCTAAAAAAATAACAGATGCACAAGAACTGCAAGAGAAGAAAGTTGTAAAGCTACCCAAGGGTGAGTACAAACAAAAAAAGAAAAAGAAAAACAATAGCCTATTATCAAAAATAAGGAAAGCAGATGGCAACAAGTGAATTTAGCAATAAGTTTCAAGCAGATAAAAAATCCACCCAGCCAAAGTATTTGAAAAGTATCTTGAAAGATAATGGAGAGATCATCAAAAGCGGCATAGATGTACTAACGGAAAAGAAAAACCTAGGAATGATCTCGATTAGTCCAGCTATTGATTTGGCTTTAGGTGGAGGTGTTCGTGAGGGATGTTGGTTAACACTTACGGGAGATCCTAAAAGTGGCAAAACAACCACAGCGATGCAGATTGCCGCAAACTGTCAAAAAGAAGGTCGTCCTATTATCTATCTAGACGCAGAAGGTCGTCTTAAAGACATGAATTTTCAGGTTGAAGGATTTGACACTTCTAAAATTCATGTGATTGCACCAGTAGACAAACCTCTCTCAGCAGAAGTTTTCTTAGAAGCCGCTTACAAAATGATGAGCCATCCCGATTATGCTGGAGCCGTATTGATTATCGACTCTGTTTCCTCTCTTCTGCCACAAAAAGAAATCGAAGGAGATTTTAGTCCCGGTCGTGCTGGACTGCCTAAGATTTTGTCAATTTTTACCAAAAAGATTGGACAACTTCTTCCCAAGCAGAGAGGATTGGTAATAGCCATTACTCACTATATTGCTAACACTGGTGGGTTTGGTAAGGCTAAGATGTCCGATGGCGGTAATAAAATTCAGTATCAGGCAGACACAAGAATGGAAATAGCTGGCAGCGGCATGGATCGTCCAGCAATCAAAGGTTGGGTTGACGAGAACGGTACAAGAATCGGCCAGATTGTAAACTGGAAGATTATCTGCTCGTCCTGTGGTCCTCCGGGCGGTCAGGTGCAAAGCTATATCAGATACGGCAAGGGAATCGACAAGGTTCAGGAAAATATCCAAATAGCAATGGATCTTGGTCTTGTTTCTAAAAGTGGAGCATGGTGTACTTGTGATTTCGTTACCTTTGGGGCCGATACCGTAGAAGAAAAAGAGTTTAAAAAAATCTTAAAAAATGCAAGACCTGACATTGATATTGATAATGAAGAAGAACTACTGTCAACCAAGGGTTTCAAGTTCCAAGGACAGATAAAGCTATATAATTTTATGGCAGAAAACCCCGATTTTATGAACCTCCTAAACAAAATGACCGGACAGGTGCTAGAATGAAAGTTGTAGGTCTTGACGGAAAAGACTACAACTGGAAACCGAAAAGCAATAAAGGGAAGAGGTCAAAGCTGCACAAGAGGGCGGTGGGCATTATTAAAGAACTGTTTCCATTCGACGTGATCTTGGAAGAGGTTTCTCTGCCCGGATCTTCAACGAATAAAAACAACAAACTTAGATGCGACATATTTGTACCAAACAGGGAAATGTTTGTAGAAGTTCATGGCGAACAGCATTTTCAGTACAATAATTTTCACTACAAAAGTAAGATGGATTTTTATCGTGCCCAAGGAAGAGACAGAACAAAGAGAGAATGGTTTAAACTTAACGACCTTACGTTAATAGAGCTTGTTTTTAATGAAACAGACGAACAGTGGAAGGAAAGGTTAAAATGGTAACGATGGTACATAAAACAAAAGGCTTTGTGTGTCACCACATCCCAAAAACGGGAGGCACCTCCATAGGAAACTGGATGTCAAATAATATAGGAGATGACATTTACTGGGTTGGAACAAGAGGTGTTCGCACTCTTACCAGAGATGCTGAAACGGAAATGTTTGTAGGCTGGAACGATTCCGAAGAATACCAAAATTGGATAAAATGGTGGAGGAAACATGGAGCTGCCGAAAATCACTTTCCTCCACATCAACAGGTTAGCACAGTAAAAAAACGTCTGAAAAAATTTAAAAGAACTAAAGATCTAAAATTGTGGCACTTCATCTTTTTAAGAAGTCCTTATGACTGGCTAACCTCTTTATTTTGGCATAGAGTCAACATACCCAGCAATATGGACAGGATTTACAAAAGACGCATCCTAGATAGCACAGATCACGAAGCGGCTTTTAATAACCTTATGGACTGTATGCTTTGGCAAAAGAGAACAAAGGCAGACCCAATACAATCATTTTGGATTAATAGCGATGTTGAATTTATCGGAGACTTTTCTAATCTGGAAGAAGATTTTACAAAAATCATGTCTCGTTTTGATATCAAGGTTGAAAACTTTCCGGTCAGAAATACGCGATCCAAGTTAAATAAGAGTGTTTATTTTTGGGAAAATAAAAAACTATTAGATAAGGCAAGTAGACTTTTACGCAAAGATATTAAGCTGTATGAAGACACGTTTCAAAAAGAGGTGAAATATGACGATGGAAGATAAATCGGCAGAATTTGTCAAAGCTGTCGAAGATTGGTCCAGCTCTAAATATCTTGCTAAAGTAGAACCACCTAAAGAGATAGAGATGGTAATCAATGCGGATTTTGAAGAAATGCAGTCATGGAGTCAGGAAACGTGTTATATCAACGCTTTTAGGCTCTATGCGTATTCAGAATACTTGGCCGGAATAAAAGCAAAAGAAAAAATCGTTTTAGATTGGGCAGATGGTTCAATTTGGTTTATAATAGGTAGTACATTAGACCAATACGGTGACGGGTTTACTAAATGGGAAAAGAAGTATTACTCTGCTATAAAAGAAAATCCACTAGCCACAAAGATACTGAAAATAAAGAATCATGCACATGCTAGGGTTTCCTCGGTAGACGGTAAGCAGGAAAGAATGATTAAAATGGCAGACACACTAAATAATATGGCTAGGAGAAAATAATGAGCGACATAAAAGAAAAGGTAAGACGACTTATCGACAAGGCCAAAGAGTCGGGAGACGTTGACCTTCTAGACTTAGCTATGGACTTGCTGGATCAGGTTCCTGTTTCAGACGTAGTAGAGGAAATGAAACAACCGTCAAATAAGGCGGAAGAGGTTCCCCGCGATCCGATTTCTGGTGGATATTTC